ACTTCCGTGCAATAGACCGTGGTGGAGCCGACGGCGGTGCCGTTGGTGTCCAGGCCGGTATAAGCAACCGCTCCGATGGTCGGGAAGTTGAGGCGGTAAGCGGTAGCCGTGCCGCTGCCGGTAACCCAGGAACCACCCAGGCATTCGGCATATTGATTCAGGTGCACGTTGATGGTGGGGTTGACGGCGGTGGCGGAATTGCAGGTGCCGGAGGGCAGGCCGCTGGACTCCCACACCAGTTGCTGGGGCGTGGCGATCCAGACGAGCGCTCCGGAGGCATGCGCCACGGCGGGAGATTGGAAGCCGCGTTCCACCAGCACAGGCTGGCCGGTGGCGGGCGCGACAGTGACGCGCATGGCTTCGCCGTCCACATATAGGATGGTCCAGGCCGCGCCCGAAGGCGTGCCGATGGAACCCTGCGAGACGGGTTGGCCCGGCCCGTTAACGCCGGTAAGCGACGCCAGGGTCACATAGGGCTGGGTGGCAGTGATGGCGGCGGAAAGGGTGGTGTTGGAAAGTTGGGCCGCAGGCAGCGCGAAGCAGGCCAGCAGCAGGGCGATGGTAACGAGAGTGATGTTTTTCATGGTCGTAGTTTATCCTTTAGTGAAGGGTGGGTGGTGGCTGGTGGCTGGTGGTTTAGAACAAACCTACCGACCACTAGCCACTAATCACTAGCCCCCAATTCTGACCGCCCATTCCGGCCTGATGGTCTTGAACCCGCCCAGCACTTCCAGGCGCGTGATGCGTTCGTTGGAGCCGATCAGGAAGCCGCGCGTCAGACGCATGGCCATGCCCAGCTTGGGATTGATGACCTGCTCGGACCAGTCCAAGCCGCCGGGGGTTTCCTGTTTCACAACGGCCAAAGTGAAGGCCTGCTTGTGGAAGCCCATGTTCTGCGGGCTGGTCACTCCGCCGATGCTGGAGAAGCTGGCATGGCCCACGAGGTACACGCTGATGGCCGCGCCGGCTGCCGGAGCGCTCACCACCGTCTGAAACGGGGAGGTGGTGTCGAAGTTGATGGGAGGCTCGATCGGGATCGTGGCCGCGCCGGTGTTGTCCGCCACCACGGGGGCCGTCACAACGAAGGTGCGCAGCTTGTTGGTGGAACGGAAGGACAGCGGGTTGGTGGCGATGCACGCCGTGGAGCCCGAGCCGATGGAGATGATGTCGCCCGGGTTCAGGATCGCCTGCGAGGCGTCCCAGCCACTGGTGACGAGCGAGCTGCCGCTCTGGTTGGCGCCGTTGACGATCGGGTTGGAGGTCGGAGCGCCGGCGGTGCCGAGCGCGCCCACGACGGCCGCGGACACGTTCTGGTCCATGGACCACTTCCAGCCCACGGCCTTGCCCATGTTGCCGTACAGGTACTGGTCGGAGACTTCCTTGGTCGGCAGCAGGAAGTTGAAGTTGAAGCCCAGCACGTTGCCCTGGGCATCGGGGTTCACCACCAGCGAGCGGAACTGATCGGAGGTGGGGCAAGCCGCGTTCTCGAGCGCGATCTTGGCTTGCGTGTACGTCGCGAGAGACGCCGGGGTAACACCCGGTTGGCCCACGAAGTTGTACACGTATTGGTACTGGTCGAGGCCATCGCCGTCCATCATCTGAGCGATGATGGCGCTGGACGATTCGGTGTAGCGCTCGCCAAAGCGGTCGATGGTGAGCACCAGGTCCTGATCGGAGATCTGCAGATCCTGTCCCCAGAGGGTGTTGATGGTCACGGGGACCATCTGCTCCTGGATCGCTTCGGGCTGTGCGGCGTCGCCGCGGCGGCCGCGGAAGCGGACCGGAATGCGGGCGTTCACCGTGTATCCGACCTTTTCATTCGGGACGGCGTAACTGTCGTCAAATTCCCTTGAGACGTACTTGCAAAAGACGGCGTTGTTATCCCACCGCTCCAAGGAGTCTTGTAGAATGGCGACCGGGTTTAGGAGGTCGTTCATTATGTTTTCCTCACGTCTCGCGACGTTAGTTTTGGTACCTGGATGGTACCGGTTATAGTTGAAGCGTAGCGCGTTATGCACTACACTTGGAGCATGGAACACAAGCAACCCAGCAGCTTTCGGCTTTCCGATGAAGCGCGGAGGCTCCTTGTAAAACTCGCCAAGCGGCTCAGCTTGTCTCAAACAGCCGTTATTGAACTGGCCATTCGGGAATACGCCAAGCAACCGCGAGGGTGAATCATGGATCTGGACGTTGTACGTTGCGGACGCTGTTTGCAGGAAAAGCCGCTGACATCCTTTGGGAACATCAGGCGAACCGGAAAAACCTGCAAGGACTGCCATCGTGCACGTATGCACGAGTGGCACCGCAACCATCCAGATTACAACCGAAAGTGGCTGGAGGCCCACGGTCGCAAAGTCGGCGACGACCGCAGGACAGGGAGGCCCAGTCTTTTTCGTTCGGTGGCGGAACGGCAGGAGCACAAAAAAGAGTACATGCGCCGCTGGCGCGAAAGCCACCCCAATAGCGCCCGGGAGTGGCGGAGCCGCAATCCCAACTACGGCCGCCAAAGAAAGCGAACTTCTCCCGACAAAGCGCGGGTCTATAACCAGAAATACAGGGACGGGAACGCCGCTGAACTTAATGCGAGGTCCAACGCCCGGCGAAGAGAGCGGCGCGTTACGGATGCCGAGTACGCCCAGCGAGAGCGGGATCGCTGCCTTCGTCAGTGGAAGAATCGCCGGTTCTCCCTTTGCGATCGAATTAAGCTGCTCCGTGCGCAGGATGGAAAATGCGCTAATCCGGCATGTCAAAAAGAATTGGGCGAGGCGTTCCACATCGACCACATAATACCTTTGGCGCGTGGTGGAACGAGTGATCCCGAGAATCTTCAACTTCTTTGCCCGCGCTGTAATTGCAGCAAGGGTGCCAAAGATCCCCAAGAGTGGCTGACGCAGGTAAGTTCGGAGCGTACAGCTTAAATGTGGCCCTGGATTCTGTCTCTCGACGGTATCGCGGGCCGCCTATAGGCTAGTTGCCGTACTCCGCTTTGCGCAGCCTCCGGAATTCCGCAGTCGGATCATTGGGAAATTTCGCAAGGTGCGCGGCCAGCGTGCCATCTTTCGTCATCTGAGACAACGATTTGACGGGGCTGGTAGAGCGCGCACCCGATCCAACGGGACTCGGGGGGGCTGGCTTGGGAGCCGGCGCGGGCGAAGCCGCGCGGGGAGCGGGAGCAACCTTCGAAGGCGCTGGAGCTGCAGCGGCAGCGGCGACAGCCGCCACCGGTTGGGCAGCGGGCTGTGTTTCCTCGATGGGGTCGTCGTCCTCGGCGATCGCGGCGAGTTCCGGCAGCTCGATCTTCCCCAGCTCTTGCACGGCCAGGGCGAGTTTTTTCCGGTACTGCACGATGGTTTCGCCTTCGTTGAACTTCGTGGCGATACAGATCTTGTTGGCTTCGGTCGGGTGGGTTGCCAGCCAGTAGGCCAGCTCCGCGCCATGGTCGAAAGACCAAAGGGCCTGGTTCATCACGTCGTTCGTTATGTCGACATCGTGTTGCTGAGCAATCACGACATCAAAGTCGTCATGCCGCGCCTTGGCTTCGTCGATCTGGCTCTTACGCCAGTTTTCGAATGCCTCCTGGTCGCGGGTGTCGGAATCTTTACGGGCCTGCGCTTCGGTTTCGCGGGCGGCGGTGGTTACCTTCTCGCGGTCGATGCGCGCGCGCTCGTCGTAGCGCCAGTCGGCGATGGCTTCGACGAATGCGGGATCGTAGACTCCGTTTTCGTAATCTTCGGGTTTCGGCTTGGGAGCGGGCTGCTCGGCAGCAGTGGGCTGTGCCTGGTGGCTGGTGGCTGGCTCGGCAGCGACCGGCTCGGCGGCGGCGGCCGGCGCCGCGGCGGCCGGCGTTGCTTTGCGGGCCGCTTCCAATTCCTGTTTCAGCCGCTCGTTCTCGGCGGCCGTGGTTTCCCATTTCTTTTTGTAGCCGCTCGACGGTTTGGGCGCGGGCGGCGCGGCGGGTTCCGCGGCGGCAACCGGTTCGGCAACTGGCTCAACCGGCGCGTCGGTGGCCGGTGCTGGTTCGGCGGGCGGGACTTGGCCGCCTTCGTCGGAGTGGGTTTCGACCGTCGAGCCGGTGAAGCCGAGGTCGGCCAGAACTTTCTCTACCACTTTGGGGTCCTGGCGAGTTTCAAACGTCAAATCTTCGGTGTTCATAAAATGGGGTGTCTGAACGGTTAGTGAAGCTGAAAGCTGGCTGCTGATGGCTGAAAGCCTATGCCGCTTGCGGCATCGGCTCGGAAGCTGGCGGCGCGCCGGCGGCTGCGGGCTGCTGCTGGGCTTGCGCGGCCTGCTGCGCGTCGGCCTGCTGTTGCTGTCCCTGCTGCTGGAGCTGTTGCTGGTGCTGCTGGTCGGAAAGTTCCTTCTGGTGCTGCTGCTCGTCGCGTTGCGCCTGCAGTTGGTAAACCTGGTCGATCTTCTGATTGATCGCCGCGTACTGGGATTGGAACATCTGCAAGGCCTGATCGCTGCCCAGCTTCAGATCGGCTATTGCTAATTGGGTAGCGTTATTCCCGGCGGCGATGCGCTCTTTCGATTCGTTCTGGATGCGCTGGGTTTTCAACTCTTCGGCTTGCGCCGTCATCTGCGTGTTCATGGCCTGCAGGAGTTGCTGCATTTGGACGATCTGCTGCTGAACCTGCGGCGGTACCGGGGCTTGGCCTTCCTGCTGTTGCGCCACGTCGGGCGGTCTTAGGCGGTCCGCGATTTCGTCGATGCCCGGAACGTCGAAGGTTTTCAGAATCAGATCCAGCGCCCGAGTCATGGCCTGCGGCATGGCTTGATATAGCTGGAATAACTGTTCCTGAGCTTGCGCCCGCCGCGATGCGTAACTCGGCCCTGACCCGAGAGTCACGTCGTACCTTGCAGCGCTCTTGATGTCGTAGATCCGGTCCACACCCTTGTTGTCGGTGTGTTTCTTGTTGAGCCACACCTGCCGCACTGAGCCGTCCGGATCGAAGACGGTCTCCAATCTTTCCTCGTCGTAGATCTTGGGCGCCAGATCTACCAGGATGCGAAGCACGTGCATCTGGGAGATGGCCAGATTGTCGTGGTAGTTGAAGTGGGCGTTATCGCCTTGCCGCTGGATGGCGAGAATCGCTCTGCCCGACTGATCCGGCTGGGACTCGCCCATGTCCGGGCGGTACATGCTGGTGGTCGCGCGGATATCGTCCGCCGCGTGTGCGATGGCCTGGGTGATGTCCTGGGTATTTACGGCAGGCGAAATGCGCTGCGGCGGCGGGACTGGGATAGGACCGGTTCCCGTGTCCTGCACTTGCGGGTCGTACTCGAGGTAAGCCTGCGCCACGCGGTTGCAGTTGGCCCACTTGGCCGCGTAGTTCTCGATCTGGTTCTTGGCTACCAGCCATTGACTGATAGGAGCCAGCCCGATGGCTTCGGCTTCCTTCGAGCGCATGAAGTCATAGGACAGGTTGGCATCCATGGCCGGCCTGACCATGCCGCGCACCGTTCGCTTGCCCTCGACGATGACCTCGCGGCCGATGATCGGTACAATCGGTATCCACTTGCCCGGCCAGGTCCAGCGGTCCAGGATTTCGACGCCGTTGAGCTTGTAGCCCTTGACGGTTTTCTTTGTGGTGGGGCGCCACGCTCTTACCCTGTCTTGTTCGGTGATCTCGTCCTCGCGCTTGATCTGCCCGTCCTCGAGCTGTGCCAGTCTGCCGCGCTTGGTGAGCACCTTCCAGAATTCGGCTGTTCTTACGCTGCCGGTTGGAAACCAGTCTTTGCGAATCTGATCGCCGACGCTCTGGAAATCGAAGAGGCTGGCAACCTTGGAATCGGGGTAGGTCTCCTTGTAGACCTGCGTGTCGAGGTCCTCGGTGACCATGCAGCGGCGCATGTCCGAGTAATCGAACTCGTCGGCCGAGGGATCGGGATAAACCGTGAAGGGATTGGCGACACGCCGCAAAACGATCTTCTGTTTGAAGCTGTCGTCCTCTTCCCAAACCGTCAACACGCGCACCCAGCCGCGGCCGCACTTCACGGCATGCTCATAGCCGGTTGCCCAGACCACGCGGGCGTTGCTGTCGTTGTCGATGTTTCTTACGAGACCCTGCAGGACCTCGGCGGTTTCCTTGTCGGCGCCTTCACCCACCGGACTGATTCTCGGCTCCGGGGGAGATTGGCGGGCGTCGTTGACCACTTGGTCGACGGCGGGGCCGATCCTATCGAAGACCAAACACGGGCGCCCCCTGCGCTCTTCGAGCATCTGGGCATCCCAATGTTTCAGTCCGTCGACGAATTCGAATTCCTGCCGCGCGCGCTCCCGAAACGGCTGCTCCCAGCTTGCTACCGCGGTGAAGTACTCGTGCGCTTCGACGAGGATGTCTTCGTCGGTCAGGCCGTCTTCGTCGGTCTCGACCTTCGGTTCTTCCTTGTGCGCCGAGAGTACGGATAAAGGAGTATGCCGGCTTCCCGACTCCATGGAGGGGTCGAAGCTGGTGCGGGTTTCCGAGGGTGGAAGCTGGGGAGACATGAGCGGGAGAGGGGGTGAGCGGGCGAGGGGGCGGCACGGCGGCGTTTCCAGCCACCAGCCACCGCCCACTATCCACCGTTCTTTACGCCGCGTCGCCCGATGCGGGCGTGGCGCCGGCGTCATCTGCGTCGGGCTCGCCGTGACACTGGGCCGAGTAGGCGTGGGCGTCGTCGGAGTTATCGAACACCGCGGGCGGTTCGGAGGGCGGATACTGCGGGTTGCCGTTCTCGTCCGGCATGGGGTCGTGCTCTTTCGAGACCATGAAGCCGTTCTTGGCTTTGCTGATGGTCGTGGAGCGCACCGGGCCGCGCTTGGCTTTCTTGCCTTTACCTTTGGACATCGAGATCGATGAGAGTTTCATAGGGGAATCCTTTGGGGTTTAGCTTTCAGCTTTCAGCTTTCAGCTCTCAGGTTTCAGCAGTTCTGTTGGCCGCAAGCGTCTCCAAATCCGAGGCGGCTGTTGACGGTGCGAACGAAACCGACCGCTTGCGCGGCGCTCGTACATGCCTGCGATATGAGGTCTTGCAGGGAAAGGTGCCGGGGTGTAACTGCGAGCGGTTCCTTTTCCGGTAACGGCGCGAACAATCCCTCGTGTAGGGTGACTAGTTCGCTGTCGAGCGTCTCCAGCCAGTTGCGGAGTTCCGCGGCCTGTTTGACGACACTGGGTTCGGACGGCGCTGGGCAGTCCGAGTGTTGGTTGCGTTGGTTGTTATTTATCATGCCCAACTGCGTTTATGAAATCGTTGCGAGCCTGGCCACCCGGCAGTTCAGTGCGACGGGGGCGCGCTTGCACGGGAAGCCCGGTATCTTGGCGAGAGTTTCGTCACTCCACGCCATCGCTACGTTCTCCGCAAATTCCACCGCGGCATCCGCGCTGATGAAGTCGTGGCCGTCGTCTGGGGAATCCAGCACGCACTTCGGGACGTAGAAGTAGAGGCGGTACCAGTATTCCTCGCCGATTGGCATCGCGACGCGCGCCAGGATGCGGCCGGTGCCGTGCACCATTACGTTGCTGTCGAAGCGCTCGCCTTCGGGGTTGCGCCCGGCGTGGCGCTCCCAAGTGAAATCGTTGCGGGTCATACGCCCTTGCGCATCGCGCCGTAAATGATCGCGCCGCCGGCCTGGGTGTTGAAGCCGAGGCGCTCCAGGAGTTCGGCGTACTCGTAGAGAAACTTCTGCCGGGCCCAGTGGAGATATTCGGTGTAGGAGCCGATGGCGTACTGCGTGCCGGATAAGGCTCGCTCGCCCCCTCGCCCGCTCACCCCCTCGCTGTGTCGCTTCAACTGGTCGCCGCCCCTTTACCCTCGGGCATAAATTGGCTCACCTTCGTCGGCAGCTTTACCGAGCGCGGAAGATACAGGCTGGCCATAGAGCGAAACCCCGTGCCGCCAGCCGTGGGGGATCCGATCAACTTGGGCTTCTTGAGCGTCTCGCGGAACAGCGTCGGGGTTTTCGAGATGTTGGGGGTTTTGGTGCTGAAGGTCATGGCTGTAAACCCGGTGGCTGGTGGATAGTGGCTGGTGGCTGGTGGTTTAGCTGAGTGCTGAAAGCTGAAAGCTGAAAGCTACTTGAATATCTCCATCAGCACGGCGCGCGCCCGCGCGTACCGCTTGCACTCAGAGCAGGCGCATTGCGCCCCGGCCGCTTCAACATGGTCGAGGAGGTATTCCAGTTGCTCGATCAGGATGTCGCCTTCGTCAGCGGCCAGCGCGGCGGCGGGTGATTTGACTTCCGTTGCAGGCTCCATGATGCCGCCTTGGTGCTTGGGCTTCGAGGTTGAGGCTCCGCTGGAATTGCGCGTTTTCGCTTTCGCACCAGGCGGCGTGCGGCCCGCGGCCGAAGACGCATCGCTCGCAGCATTTTTCGGTGGACGGCGCATAGGGACGGCTCATCAGGTCGGTCATAAAGGGGTAATGCTTTCGGCTCTGAGATCCGCCAGCCGCGCCACGTAGCGCTCGTAGCAGCGCGCGATGCGTGCGTCGCGGGTTTCGCGCGTCTCGATCTGCGTCGCTTCCGGCGAGAGGTTCGCCGGGTCGATGGATTCGAGCGGCCCGGCTTTCAGCATCAGCCGGACTAGATCTTTCACTACCGCGCGTACGGCTGCGTCCCAGGCGGTTCCCGTGTCGCCATCGTTTGCCAGCCAGGCGGCGTGGGCGATCTGTGCGAGGTGCGTCATGGAAAGTAGGGTAGTGGTGTTAGGTTGTGTTGGTTTTCAACTCTGCTAAAATCTCGAATGGCCGCCTAGCCCTGGCCTCATGAACTAGGGCGAAGCGCGGGAACCTTGACCTGCCCGGCGGCCAATTTCACATCAGGGGATCGCTGCAAGGAGCGACGAGCGTGGAGCCGATCAAAGATCCTGTCCCTGGCAACTACTACGGCTACCAGTGTCGCTGTGGCGAGCTTATGCTCTTGATGCCCGAGCCGGAGAAGGCTGCCGATCCACCCTTCAGGGGAACCGAGCCGATACCCGTTACCTGTCCGAGTTGCGGGCAAAAGTCGGCAGAGCCTTCCATTTCGTGGAAGCGCTTCGAGATATCGTAAAGAGCGGAGCCAACGGAGTCTGGCCGTCCTCATCGCGCAAGAAGGGCAGCGTGTCGGTGTCGATTGGCCCTGTTTCGATCCCCAGTGTTCTGGCTTCCCCCGCCTCCTGGAGGACACGGCTGTTATGTTGGGCGATCTCGTCTCTGTCCATGAAGTACTCCTGCTAAAATCTTTTGAGCCGGGCTAGCTCGACGGGGCGACAAGCCGGGGACCTTCCCCAGCATCGCCGTTTCCGGCGTTGCAACGGCTACGGGCATCAGTGATTCTAGGGCACATCTTTACGGGTGCCTTAGTCGCGCATCGCTGAAAACAGCGATGTCGTTCCTCCCCTGGATAATGTCCCAGAGCCTAGTGCGAAGCAAATGCGAAGAACCCTTCTACCCCCTAGTTGACATCCCTGGGGTTTTCGGAGATCATGGAATCCATGCCCCCCAATATCACGAAAGCAGTAGAGGAACACATCGCCGACCTGAAACGCCAGATCGCGCCTCTGCAACGCCAACTGTCGGCCGCAGAGGAATACCTGAAGGCGCTCGTCCAGGGGAACGAAGCCCAGGCATTAGAAAAGGGAAAACGGATCGCCCCACCAAAACGTAAGGGGCACAAGCTCGCCCAACACGGGAAAACGCATCGGGAGTACGTTCGGGACCTTCTGCGCAAGCACGCTGCCGAGGGGTTAACCCCGATGCAGATTCGGACGCTTTCATCGGGCGAGCGGACATTCCCGGACAGCTACCCCTATGAGCAACTGGCGACCATGAAGAAATTGGGAGAGGTCGAGAAGGTCGGAGCGAAATATCATCCGGCAAAGCCCGAGGCTAAGGCTGTGGCCGCCGTGACGCAGGGATAACGATCTTCGAAAGAAGCGGGCGGAAAAGGGGCCTTTTGCAAGGCCGCCTCTCCGCACGTAAACGATGGCGTTCCAGTGTTCACAGCACTGAGCGCCAAGAAAGGAGGTGACGCCTATCGAACCACCATAAATGGTGAGTATCCAACTTGAGCAACACCCCCGTGCCAGCTTGCGATGGCGCGGGGCGTCTTTGCCAATTATAAGGGCGTTTCCTTCTGCTTGGCCCACCGAGCCTGAACCGCGCGGCGTGCGCTTTCGCTTCGCTCCTGCGCGGTCATCTTGGCTGCGCGCGCCTTGCCGCCCTTCAGTCCGCCTTTTCTGCCTAGTTTTGCTAGGTATTCGCGCAATTCGGGAGGAACCCGCGCTTTTCCCATGCCTCAAATTGTATACGAGTTCGGCTTACGAATGCAAGCAGCAAAATAGTGTGCAAGAATGCTTGACATACGAGAGCCGCTCACGTATAATTAAAGAGTGAAAGACAAAGCCCCGATAACGGCTGGAACCGTCATCGGGGCACGAACTGCACAGCCGAAGCCGTACAGGTCCGACAACCCTAGTATCCGGCTTTTGGCTGTGAATCACAAGGAGATTCACAGTGACGTGCCACAACTGCCGGACAGAAATGACCAGACATGGAAAGCGCCGCGATGGAACGCCGCGCTTCCGTTGCTCTCAATGCGGTAAGACATTCAGCCAGCCGAAACAATACGGTGTGATAGGCCACAAGCAAATTGACGAAGACCGGGCGCTCCTGGCCTTGACGCTCATCGTTGAGGGCAACAGCATCCGAAGCGCAGCCCGCATCACGGGCCTCGAAAAACGGACTATCATGAAACTTGTGGTGGACGCGGGCCAGCGATGCGAAGCGCTTCTCGATACCAGGATTCAGAACGTCCCGGTGTCCGACGTGCAGGCCGATGAAATCTGGGGGTTCGTGGGTAAGAAGGAAGGCCACAAGAACCCTTTTGAGGGCGACGATATGTACCTGGGCGATGCGTGGTGCTTTATCGGGATCGAACGCCATTCCAAGCTGGTGCTCTGCTTTGAACTCGGCAAGCGGACGGAAACCAGCGCGGGCCGGTTCATGAAGAAGCTGGCCGCCGCTACCAACCCCGGCCAGCGCTTCCAACTGACCACCGATGGCTTACCGGCCTATCCCTTCGCGGTCGGGAACCACCTGGGCGACCGCGTGGACTACGCGCAACTCATCAAGGTGTACGCGCAGACGCCCGAAGGCGAACGCCGCTACAGCCCCCCGGAAGTGGTCAGCGCGGAATCAAAGCCCGTCTCGGGAGACCCAGACATGCAACGAATCTGCACGTCCCATATCGAGCGCCAGAACGGCAGCTTGCGCCAGTGGTGCAAGCGGCTCACCCGTTTGACGTATGCCTTCAGCAAGAAGTGGGAGAACTTGAAAGCGGCCCTGGCGCTCCACTTCGCGTACTACAACTTCTGCCGGATTCACCGCACCATCAAGGCGACCCCGGCTATGGCGGCGGGGCTTGCGGAGGATCGGTGGACGCTGGCCGGATTGCTGGCGGCGGCGTAGACGCCATGCCCCACGGTTACCATCATCGACGGAACGGGGGCAGACGCTACACGCCCCCTGTCCCTGCTGTGGACCCCTTTATAGCCCAGTTCTCAGGGTGGCTATCATCGCTGAGAACTTACCTGCAAAGTCCGCTTGAAGTGGCGAACTGTCAAACCAGCTCAGGAGCGCCTTTACATTCCCCGCTGGCGCCCGACTCGCCCGTTGAAGTGCCGCCGCCGCCTCCGGCTGATCTTCAGTGACAACAGTCTCAAGCGCTCGCACTCGGGCGGCCAGCTCACCCGTTAGTTGCGCAAGGCCCATAATGACTCCCTTCGTCTCCTGATCCATGCGAATCCGCCTCCAGTCGCGGATGTCGCAAGCGTACCATGCACATCAAAGAAGACGGGCGCTAACTTCGGTTAGCGTTGCGCCAAACACAAAACCGGGCATACCGTGGGGCGATGGCTAAGCCTCACAGTCAGGGCCAGAGCGACCTATGACGCGGCGGCAACGGACGGTGGTCTGGATTTGGATAGCGGCGGTGGTCGGAGCCGGACTGTTCCCGCCCTGGGCTGATCGCGGATTCCCCGAGCGATACTACTGCCTTTTCCTTCCACCGCATTCGCGGATGCATATAGACCAAGCCCGCTTGACGTTGGAGTGGCTGCTTTTATCGGTAGTCGGGGCCGGTTGTTTCTTTGCATGGCCCAAGCGCACACATCAAGGGAACCCAGAACCGGTAACGCCCAAAATGCCGCCTGAGATCCGCGAGTGGATGGAGTGGAGCGGCGAGAAGTTCGTCTTTGATCCAAACCGGCAGAAGTGGGTAATGGAGAGGTGTCCCGACGCGGCGTGGGACATTGCGACCGGGAAGACCGTGCGCTTCGAGCACACCCGGTTCGACGGCCAAGTCAGATCCTTTACGATGCCGCTCAATGTATTCCAGCGGAGCGTTGGTCAAGACCAATGTTTCTCAGGCTCGGTAGGGGCGGTGCCCCGACGCGGCTCTCACGCAGGCTGAGGTCCGTGGGATATTCCAACCGTGGAAGGCAGAAAAACCGTGAGGCCCTCGTTATCACACGCCTACGTCAGAGTACGGTGGGCATACAAACAGTTGAAGGAGCTTGACGCGCAATGTTCCAAGAGGAGCCGGGTACTGAAGGCTAAGGTCCGCTACCCGAAGATTGTCAACAAGCTTCCTGAGCGTGTCCGCAACTTGTTTGCGTTTCCCGGTTCCAGGATGCCTTACCTGTCCCAGATTGTAACGGGGCAAATTGTCAACGGGCTTCGTTCTGCCCTCGACTATTTGGTGGCGGCCTTGGCTGCACTGGACTCGGGTTTGCGGAACGGGAAAACTCAATTTCCGGTTGAAAGCTGCGCGAAGTGCTTTTGCGGTCGCAAGACCACCTTTTTGAAAGGGCTTAACGGCGCCCACGTAGCAGCTATCGAGAAGTTGCAACCGTACAACGGATGCGTATGGACGAAGCGAATGGCCGCGCTGAGCAACCTGGACAAGCACAACGCGCTCATTCCGGCCAAGATGGATTTTGTCTACGGTGGGACTTTTGATCCGATAGAGGGCACAAAAAGAAACCCCTCCAGATACAAAGTGCGCGTGAACGTCACGCCGACCGTTTATGTACGCGTCGGAGAGGAATTCGAACTCATGGAGGCGATCCGAGAAATCTATACGGGCGTTGCTCAGACGCTTGATCGCTTCAATCCCGAGTTCTAGACGTAGGGCGCTTGCAGCACTCATGATATGAGAACCTTTCTGCTGACTGTTTTCTGGCTGGCCATGCTCATCGGCCTGCCGATGTGGATCGGACAGAACTATCCAATGCCCGGAGGAGAGGCGACCGTGCTCGTGGTTGGCTGGCTGATTTCGATGGCCGTGGCCGGGGTGTTAGGCTGGGAAAAAGGCAAACGGGAGCGCTAGGCTAACCGGTGAATATTTAACCAACACAACCTGACACCACTACCCACTAGTCGGCGTGGTATATTTATACATAATAGTGAATAATTAACCAATGGACCCCCTCGCCGGAATCGTCGGCCATCGCGGCTATAGCGGCGCCGAACTCGCCCGCCTCCTCCAACGCCATCCGC